TTAATAGACTTTTGCAGTTCCGGAGGAGAGCTGCCGACCTTTGAGGATTTTGAGGAAGCGGCTTTGGCATACTAAGGCCTTGAAGGCATCGGACATGTTGGTGGACTCCAGGGGGAGCCGCTCAAGGGCAAGCTTTTCAGAGCGCTTCACTTTCTGGATACGGCCGTTCACCTTCTCCATAGGGGCTATCTCCAGGCTGGAGATCAGTTCCTTGCATTCGTAGGCATCAATCAAAAGCCTGGGCAGCAGCTTGTTCTTGCCATCCAGCATTTCATTGGCCAGGGTGTACTCCTGCCAGTGCTCCACATTTTTTGCCCCTACAGTCATCAGGATCACCCGCCAACCGGTAGCCCCGTTATCTTTCCACTCAATGGCATGCTTCAGCTTGTTGCCAAAGTCTTCTTTGGCCTTGCCGTATTGGTTGGCTGCCCTGTCTGTATGCAGGTACAGCAGCTTGTTTTGGTGGTCTTTGAAGAAGTCCAGGAACTTATCTGCCAGCTCCCGGGTGAAGTCGGGAACCAGTGTGTAAATGTTCTTGACAATACGCATTAGGCTGCCCTGGTCCTGTGCCACCACCAGGCTCATCATGTTGCCAGGATCAAAGCCTGCCTCAAGGGGACGACCGGGCTGAACATAGCGCAGACCTTTTGAGGATTGGGTTATGCTGGATTTCAAACCATACTGGTCGTAGTAGTCATAGTTGTAGCCATCGTAATAGAAGTTCTTCTCACTGAGTTTGAAGTAGAAGCGTTCACTTCTGCGCAAGGAGGTCCGGAAACTCAGAACGGCCGTCTTGAACTCATCAAACTCCATGCTCTCCAGCTGGTCCTTCAGGTAGTTCAGGGTCAGGATATCGGCGTTGGCCAGGGAACTAACTATGTAAAAGAAGGATGAGTCTTCCCGTACTTTCCGCAAACGGGCCTTCCATCGCTCCAGGTTGCGGTCGATGTTGGCTATCTCCCTTTCCGGTGCCTTGCGCCTGACGGCCAACACCTTCTCAAGAGTGATATCATTTACCACCAGAGCGGTCTGGATGATCCTGGCGATCATTTCCTTGTTCATCTTCTTTTCCATCTGGAGGATCCAGTCGTCATCCCCGTCAGCTGTGTTGGGCATATCGGTACAGAAGGTCTGTCCCATGTAATAATGGGACTGGCTAAGTAGTATCGAATCTCCCCTTAAAGTGGGCAATACTTTGTTCAGCTTTGCCCTTTTAAAATACTTGGCTTCATCCCCAAAGAGATGAGCCACTGAAATTCCTGCATTTATGGAAGGCCTGTCCAGGCTTTTCAAAAAGAACTTGCATCCATTGAATGTACTGGTTGTGTGCTTGTAAAAGGTACCCGGTAAGTATGGCCTGGGCCAGTGTTTAGGAGGTTCATCATCTACCACGTAATGATAACCTTCCATGAATTTCTTTCTTTCCCAACCCAGTAAAATCTGGGGCAGGATATTGGTTTGCAGGTTGACGTAGGTATCAGCCACAAAGGCAAACGAAGCCCTGGGCATGTCATAGATCACATCAATGGTGCGCTCCGCCAGGATGTCGGTAGACTTGGCCACACCACGGCCACCGACCAGGTACAGGTTTTTAGGCTTGATCAGATCGATCAGCATCTTGATCCAGTTGGCATACCGGATCTCAGCATCGTCCTTACTGAGAATGATCTTCGGCATGGGATTCCTCCAGAAAATCTACATCAATAATTCCGGCATCCTGGCGGAGCTTAATTTTCTCTTTGTCATTGAGTTCCAGTTTATCAATAAAAGCAGCCAGTTCGTTCCGGTTGGCTTTTTCCAGTCCTACTTTGCGGGGATCCATCTGGTAAATGACAATCCGGCGGTCCAGGATATCAGCAGGGATGGCATCCTTATCCTGGTTTTTCAAACCACGGGCTTCCATGGCAGAAACCAGGCAACGGCGGAAAGTTTCAAACTGGTTCATTTCCCAGGCTGCACGGGCAGCCAGTTCAAACTTTTCAGCATAAATGTTTCTCCAGGCTTCTTTTTTAACGTCATTATTGGCATAAAAGAAGTTCAGGGAATCGGTGTACAATTGTACTGCCCGTTGCCGGTACATCCCGGGGTAAATATTCATCAGGGTATTCAGGATCAGCTGCTGGCTTTCATATTTGGAATACATGGAACGAACAATTTCCAGTTGTTCCAGGTAAATAATGGCTTCAGCAGGCAGTTCTGCAGAACGACCTGAGTCAAGCCATTCTACTACATTATCGGGGTGCAGGTCATAGATGTCCATTGAGCAATCTGTCTTTAAATTCATCCATTTTTCGTTTTTCAAGCTTGGTATCCAGGTGTTGTATGGCAGTGATGGATCCATTTTTTGAGGCTTCCGACAGCGACATGTCCCGTTCGGCTTCTTTAATCAACTGGCCCCGGTCATAGCGATAGCGGAACTCGCTTTCCGGGTTCCTGTATTCTGACTCAATCACAGAAGGCTTAATGTCCAGGTACATGGCAATCTTTCGCAGGGAGTAGTTGATCCCTGAAAGTTCCTCAATCTTCTTTTGTTGTTCCGGGGAGAAGATCATGGATCTGTTGTTTACGGAACTCAAACACTGGTTTTGAGTTGACAAAAATGTACTGTTCATGCTGTGCGTTTTCAGAAAAGTTTCCGGAACCTTCGACCAGGTAATGTCCCTGGGAAGTCTTCATCAGTGTGATCTTAGCATGGTTCCAGGCATAGCTTACTATGAATTGTCCGGGGCGCTGGTTACAAAGTACAACCAGCTGGTCCTGTACCTTGGGAAGCCTGAATTTTACTGAATCAGAGATCAGGATATGAACTTTTTCGATCTTTCCCTTTTCGATGTAGTGAGTCAGTGCATTCAAAATCCGGCTGCTCATGCTATAGGTTGTGATCAGCAGTTCATCAATCTGGCCATGCTGTTTGATCATGTAGGGGATGAAGGTGAAAGCATTGAAACTGTTGATCGTCCACAGGAAGAAGATTTCGCCTTCCAGTGGCAGCCTCCCGTTCAGGTTCTTAATGCTATCCACCTTGGCCAGGTGAACATCCAGATAGTTATCCTTCAGGATTCCTGCCCCGGCGTTTTGTTCTGCCTGTTCATGCAATTCATCCAGGTCAAACAGCTTTGCCATCAGCGGGATTTGAGGATTTTGTCGATCTCCAGAATCAGCCGTTCCTTGGAACGGATGCTTAGTTCGCGTTGAAGCGTAAGCTCCGGCTTATCGCCTTCCGCAAGCAGTTTCCGGGTTTTCTGGATATTGATATACAGGTTGGCCCTTTTACGGGATAACTCCGCTGAATTCAATTTCCGAAGTTCTTCAAAGGCAATGAGTTCATGAAAAACCGGGTGCTTGCCCAGGATGGCTCCATTGACTTTGAAGTGGTTGAGTTCGTCCCAGATAGTCCGGTTTTCGAGGTATTGTTCAACCACAGTTTTCGACAAAGATGCGAACTGTTCCGGCGTTTCAGCCAGGAACAATCCTTCATGGGCTGTTTTGTAATTCTCAAAGGCAGTAAGCATATCTGAGACCAGGATTTTTAACTCATGCGGGCAGTCGGGGCTGCTCAGGAAGGGGAATTCCTCCCTGAGCCTGATGCCTTTTCGGACGCCTGGGGGGATGCTTTTTTTTTGTCGGTTTCCGGGACTTCTTCCACAGTGGCTGGTTCCTTGACGGGAACGGGCTCCTCTCCTACTTCCTTTTGAACCGGAAGGGAAAGGATATGCCTGAGTTCATCCTGGTCGATCTCCGCCAGTTTGCGGAGTTCTTCGAATAGCAGGCCTTTGTTGTAAGGCGTTTCGCCCTGGCGGTTCAGGATGGCTTTCAGGCTGAGGCTTTTGCCGTACTGCTGGTACAATGCCACGCCTTTATCGTAGGAACGGTCGGTTTTCAACCAATTGAGAATCTGCTGTTTCATATGCATCAATGTTTAAACAAAGATGCAATTGCACCACATTGCCTGAAAGGACGGAAAAGCCGCCCTTGTGAGGCGGCTCTTCCGAATCAATAATAAACCAACAGTTTATGAAAGCACTGCCCAGGTACCCTACAACCTGGACAATTCGATGAATTTGTAGGTACTGGCACCGTCCTTGTAAGCCTGGAGCTGGATCTTTGCCCCGGAAGTTGCTGTCCAGCCGGTGCCGTTCTTCAGCACGAAATTCCCACCGGCAGCAATCGTACTGGGATAAGTCCCACCGGAGCCCAGGAGAGTGTAAACACCTCCGTCGACAGGATTGGTAAGCCCGGTGATGGCAGCAGCGCTGGCAGTGCCGGTGGTGAGCTGGTATTCCCCGGTCCCGGCAGCCACATCCACGGTTACGGCTCCTGCAGCAGCAGTTCCCTTCACAGTATCATAAGTGACTGTTCCCAGGTAGTCGGCAATATCCGGCCCTTTTTGGGCGGATTTGAAGGTCATGGTGGCGGTATTCTTATCCTTGTCCCACTCACTCTTGTAGGCCAGGCGCAGGGGAGCACAGGGCGAACCGTAGAGCAGCTTGCTGCCGTCGGAACACTTTTCGATAACGATCCCCACGGACTTGCCTAGCCAGTTCGACCGGAATTCCTTGATCTCCTTGAAATTGCCCGGGTGAGCGAACTCCACATTCTGGATCACGCCTTCAGCATCCGTATCGCCCTGGGACTCGGCCCCGGCCTTGATGGTGTCCTGGGTGGCATAGATCTGGATGGCATAGGTGCCGTTCTTGAAAGTCAGCGGCCCGGTGATGACGATACCGGCAGCATCACGGGTTAGACCACCGGTGACATCATCGAAGTCGAACAGGGTGATCTTGTCTTTGGCATTGCCACCATTGCCCGGCATCAGGACCGAAGGCTTGGTGACGTTAACTTTTACATAAGCCATGTTATTGAGTTTTTATGGTTTGACATTCAGTGATTTACCTTATCCGCGTTCCACCTCGTAGAACTTGTTGTTCACCCTGGATTTGATCAGTTTGATGTAGGTCCCGGAAGAAAGCGTCATGGCAGCGGAAAGCACGAAGTTGCCGGCATTGGCAATGGTGGAAGCATAGGTGGACCCGTTGCCGTAGAGGCTGTAGACCCTGTCGTAGATGGCATTGTCCAGGTTGGTGATCGCCGTGGCCCCGGTATTTACGCCGGTGATAAAGCTGCTTCCGCTGGCGACATCGGGAGTGGCATCGTTATCAGCGAACTGGACGAATTCCGAAGTGGCCGTGATTCGCTGTACCTCGATGAACTTGCCGTCGGTCCGCTGCATTAGGACGATGGATTCCCCGACAGCCGGCGTCCAGGGAGCCGAAAGCAGGGAGAAGTTCCCTGTATTGTTGATCGTGATAGGGTTGACCGAGCTGCCGCACTTCAGGCGGACTTCTTTTCCCACCACGCAGTCATCAATATTGGTGATTGCCGAGGCGCCGGTGTTGGAAACCGACACCAGGCTGCTGTGGACAGCGACCGAAGGGGTGGTGTCGTCGGCGGTCATCGGGATGTAAAAATCAGAAGGATAGTCCGCATCGTTGCAGAAGATCATCTGGGTGCTGAAGTCGGTGGGGATCAGCGAGGGATCCTCATACCGCTTGCCGATCATGTAAGCCCAGATGGACTCCTTCCAGTTCGACCAGACCTTCAGGGTCCAGTCCTGCTGTTCGAAGAAGAACCTGTACATTTCCCCGGGCTGGTCTTCCAGCAGGACGATGTTGCCTTCCAGCGTCCAGATCATGCGTTTCGACTCGGCCATGTTGGGAATGGTGATGATACGGACGTTGGGGTATTCCTTCACGTACTGGATCCCGGCTTTGTAGTCCTGGTTCAGTCCATACAGGGCCTCGTTGTTCTTGTGATAAACCGTGAGGGCATCCGGACTCATGTACAGCACCAGCTTGCCGGTGTCGCGGACCACGGAAGGAACAAGGGCTGTGCCCCTTCGGACGTAGTCGGAGATGGAATTTTCGTTCCATTCTCCCAGTTCGAAAGGCCTGATCTTGTTGTAGGCAATCTGCTTGGTCAGGAATTCACGGAGGCCGTCGGCGGCTTCCAGGGCTTCTCCGGGGACATTCAGCACCGGGTTCTTCCTGCGGCCGTTGATGCGGCGAAGCTCCCGCTCGTTGTGCAGCATCTTGCCGGTTTCCACCATGATGAACTCGATGAACGACCATTTCATGGTGTCAGAGCCTTCACGGTTAAGGTATCCCAGCCAGTTTTTTTCCAGGGCTTTCAGGTCCCAGAACTTGTGGGCGAACATCACGTCGAACATCTTGAGACGTTCTGCTTCGAACTTGTAAGAACCCTTTACAACATCGTCAAAATTGCTGGTCTCATTCCCGGCCTGGGAGAAACTGCCCTGCAGGAATACATTGACTAGGGCTGCTTCATCTTGGTAGTTGCTTTCCAGGGGGAAGATGCTTTCGAGGGAAGGCAGCTTGAGCAGGAAGCTCTGGATGCGTTCCTGTTTGCGTATCCTGTAAAAGTCACCCAGGTCATCCTTCAGGCTTTCATAATCCAGGCTCGAAGCCCGGGGCACCGGGATCTCGATGCCGTAACGGTTGAGCATGAGGGAGGCATAGGCCCTTTTGTTGTAGGGATGCCTCTCGTCGATGGCCATGACGGGCGAATTCACACCAAAGAGGAACTTGTCATTTTTGGAAGGATCAGCCTGACTCACAGCACCAGCAGGCTTGATGTCGGGTTCGGGGAGCTCACTGAGCAGGTCGATCTGCGCCTGCTGGGAGGCGATTTTCCGGCTGAGCTGGTCTTTCTCTCCCTGGAGGGCTGTCTTATCAGCTTCCAGGGCAGCCAGTCTGGACTGGGTATCGGTAAGCTGGGCTTTCAGGGCATCAAGCACTTTGGCTTCTTCGAGAGAAGCGGATTCATCTTCCAGCACCCTGGCGAATTTTTGGGCGAAATCTTCACCGAACTCATCCACGATCTTCTGTCGCTGGGCTGAAGTGAGGACCTTCTTTCCCTCTTTCTCATCAAAGGCCGTCACGCCCAGGAAGACCAGCATCATCGAAAGTATTTTCTTCATGTTTACAGTATTAAAGGTGATTAATAAGCATATTGAGTTTTGCCTTGATTCCCAGTTGGACGGCCTCTTCGACAGCCTGTTCGAGGGAACCGATCTTATGGGCCAGGCCCAGCTCAATGGCGCGGGGAGCATTGTACATGCCCCCGGAGAAAACCTCTGAACCGGGTTTCAGCCCGAGGTTGTCATAGATAGCCTGGTGGAAGATCTCATTGGTGAAGTCCAGGTCATTGATGATGGGCTGGTTGTCACCGGCCAGCAGGGCCCGGACTTCCTGGTCTTTGTTGATAGCTTTGGTGGCATAGAGGTCATAGACCGTGATGCCCAGTTTCTCCTTCAGGAAACCGTTGATATCGGTGAAGGAGGTTTTCACACCAATGGACCCGAAGCGGTCCAGCTGCGAAGATGCATAGATCACATCCGTGGCAGAGATCAGCCACATCCCGGCAGAAGCAGCCATGTTCATCACATAGGCTACCGAAGGAAGGGGGCTGGATGCAATGGCCTCAGCGGCAATATCCGTCAGGAATACCATGCCTCCTGGCGTATTCGTCAGGAATAGCATGGATCCGATCGACGGATTGGATTCGGCCCTGTGGATAGTATTGATGAGTTCCTGGGTCTTGCCTGAATACAGCACACCCTGGATGGGGATGATGGCAACGGAATTTTCAGGCAGGGATGGATTTTCAAGTTCAGCCAGGGTGGCAATTGATAGTGAAGTAGTCAGCCTGGGAATTTCAATGCTCCGGTTCCCGTCGAGATCCGCTTCCACCATCCGGTTCCCGTTGAGATAGGAAATGAATAATGGGAAGTAGTTCAGGATTTCCTGGCGGTAGATCAGCCAGCGGGCACAAAGAATATCAGAGAGAGAGGGAGTCATTGAACCGGTTTAATACCGGTACAATATTAAATGTACGCCACAATGGGGGAAAGGACTTAAGATGAAGGCCGGAAGGATTACAACACGAATGAAGGCTCTGGAGATTTGCGGGAAAAGCTAATAATGTGACCGCCTTTATCACTGGAAAAACTGTTCTTGCACAGGCAGGGGTTTTCCAGGTTACCCAGGAGTTTCATCACACCTGAGTTGAAAGTAAGCCGGATCAGCAGCCGTTGGTTCTCAATATTGTTCAGAGATGCACGCATAGAGGGATCTTCTCCCGGGTATGGAAATTCAAGCTTCTGTGTAAAGCAAGGCCCGGCAGGATCATCCTGTTGCTCCTCTGAAAAATCAATCTTACCCGGAGTTGAATAAATCAGCTGCCAGGACTTCCCGGATTTTAACGACACGGAACTGTGCATGCGGGTAGAACCGATGTTGATCCCCTGGACATCTTCCACCGGGATGATCTCCACTTTGCAGACCTGGGGATTAAGGCTGGAACTCTTTGGATAACTCATAGTTAAGGGGCTTTGCGCAAAACTTACGCTATTGTAGATCTATTTTTATATCACAGTTTTACAGGCAGTTAGCCTGCGTTTTTTGAGCATCCTGTTAAAATCACGGTAAAAAGCCGAATAAGTGAGCTCATCTTCCGTGATATTATGCATCTCCATGAACTGCAGGGTGGCTGTTTTACGCTCCATGCCTTCCCTCATTTTCTCCCTGACGAAAAGGTGGTAGTTGTAAACGAATTCCCTTTCCAGTTCCTGCCGGAAGGCGATCCTGTCGTGGTAGCCCAGGTAATTGTGAGAAGCCAGGTTTTTCAGCTGGGTGAAGGGCAGCGCAATTTCGATGGTGGAGCCGCTTCCTTTATCAGGCCGGGCATTGGCCGGCGGCCTTCCCAGGTGGCGGATCAGGAAAGAGTTGTGATCGGATTTCCGGGGAAAAACGATGGGTTCCTCCGGGCCGTACAAAGCCAGGAGGTATTGTTTGATCATCGGCCTGACTTCAAGGAAGATGGTTATGGGTGAAGGCATGACCAAAGTTCCTGATAATGAGGCAGGAGGCAAAGGATAAAACTTTGGCAGACCTAGCTGAAACTTCACCTGTTAACAGATATAGGGCATGCCTGGCTACCCGCTTCAATATAGTGCGAAAGTACAATCGTGGAATTACAATGCTATTGGCCTGATAATCTGCTTTATAAGGTTCTGCCAAAAGTTCTTCTCTGCACTTAGTGCAAACAGTGCTAAAAAGTGCGCAAAAAGTGCTGTCGTATTGTCATGGTTTTCATACATTTGTGACTAGTGCGCACCAAAGCACTAATTTATCAGCATTTCTATGGATTAATTTATTAATAATTGAATAAATAATATATATATCTATATGAATAAAGACGAACTCGAAAAAATACTTTACGAAAAACGATTTGATACTGAAAAGGATTTTAATAAGCTAATTGTATACATATCAACTGGCGCTCTGGTATTTTCAATCGGCTTTACTGAAAAAGTGCTACCACTTACTCAAGCATGTCATAAAGAATTTCTTAAGTTAAGTTGGATTTTTTTTGGAGTGACTTTGTGTTTAATCTTAACTAGCTATTTTTTAGGAATAAAAGCCTTTGACAGGTATTTGGAGAGCAAAAATAATTATGCATATTATTACAACTTAGCTGTTAAAATAACGCAAATTTTATCAATTGCATCCGTAATAGCTGGTATTACGTCATATATTATATATGTAAGCTATAATATCTAGGATTATGAAAAGAAAGGAAACAAAGGCCCTCACATTACCAGGTGGATTGGAAAAAATTAAAAAAGAGGATGCCTCAAAAAAAACACAGCCTGTTGCATCAAGTGTTAAGGTTTTTAAGACCTCCGGTTCCGAAAAGAAAAGAGGCTCAACAATTAAACCAAGGGAAGGGAAATCACTTGGTTCATTTGAGCCATCTAGAGTTGAGAAATTAGAGAAAAAGCTTTCGAAAGAAATAGATGACTTAAAAAAATGGATACAAAACCTTGAAGGGGAAATTGAATTATTAAAAGAACGAGTGAAATAATATTTTTTGCATTAAGACTGTCTATAAAGTGCAGGTAATAAACTCAACTCCTCCAGATTTATCATGATTCGGCCTTCCCTCTGAATTTGGCCCTTGTTTCGGATTGACTGTTAAGCCCCGGAACTTCGCCCAGGCCACAAGTTTTTTAAAGAACACATTGGACGTAAAGAACTTACGCTGCAATGGATTCCTGTCCAGGAAATCATTGTAAAGCTCACGGCGGGGTATACGGTCGCCGATGGGTGATCCGGAATCAGATGTCGCCGGGTCATCATCCGACACTCCATAGTATTCATCAGCCCAGGAAATGAAGATTTCCCCTATGAACTGCCGCATCCGGCGGCGTTCCAGTCGTTCGGTGGGCGGTGAGATCAAACCACTCTTGCCTTCACCCCAGCCCTTCTGCTGCACCTTGAAGTACAACTGAAGGCAGGCTGCCATGAAGTTGTAAAACAGATTCCACTGCTTTTCATCCCATTCCTCAAAGAAATTGTTGCCAAAATCATCGATGGGTTTGTAGTCATCGGAATAGAAATCTGAGAAGGCAATCAGAGCCTGGCGGTCCCGGAAGGATGCCGTGCTGCCATTGATGGCATGGTTGGTGGTAATGTAAAGCTTGGGTGTGTCTTTCTCCGGCAGGGTGAACTTACCTATGCCTTTGCAGTTGATGGTCATCCGGCCGGTGATCACCGGGAAGAAGAACTCGAAGTCCACGTTGGCACGAACGTCATCGATAAAGATGTTCTTGGACTTCTCCGTCACTTCCTCGAACAGGAAAGGATCCTCGGTCAGGTCCTTGGATTTGCCACCAATATAAACCTGTGGAATCATCTTGCCGATGGCAATGCCCAGGAGGCTTTTACCAGAACGGCCGTTGCTGTCGCCAACCTCAGAAAGCTTACCATCCATAGCAATCACGGCCTTCTCGCAGCTTTTGTCTCTATGTTCATGCAGCAGGTAGCCGATGTGAGTCATCTTGGCCACGAAGTGCAGCTGGGTCTCCAGGCGCTGCGCCCAGCTCATTTTCTCAAATCCCAGGTTCTTCCGATTCTTATCCTGGTGGTCCCGCCAGAAGAAATCACCGGTGTTCCAAATGAATTGGCAAAAATGACTTTCTTCTGCTTCCGGAGAGAAGTCAACGGAGAAATGCCCGATGAACTCAGTCAGGTCAACGGAACCGTCACCCTTGTATTTTTCAGCCAGGGCTTCATCGACGCGCTCAACATCAATGAAGTTGGGATTGATCAGCTTGGCATCGAAGGGGATGATCTGCTTGTCCCAGATATAGTTCTGTAACTCGGAAAGGGGCTTTTCTTCAATTGAATCAGCGGTGATCTTCCAGTACTTGTCTTTGAAATAAAGGTATTGGAAACTCTTGTCGGCGCTTTCAAAGACGGGGTGCATGAAGTCGATGTTGCTCAGGCTGTCGGGACCGAAATAGCCCTTGGCATTCCGGTACAGCATGTCCATGACCTCGGTCTTCTGTTCCCTGGCAAGTACTTCCTTGGTAAACTCTATCACATAATCTTTGATCTGGTAAGTTTCCACCAGGCGGATCACCTTAGATTCCTGCTGGCAGAATTCATAGCGGCGGTTGGCCATCATGAGCCGCCCGAAGCCCCGGCGCTTCAGGAAGTTGTACGCATATAAATACCGGAAGCGGTAGGAATTGTATTCATTCCCGCTCTTATCCTTTCTAACCTGCACCTCCCAGTACTGTTCATCCTCCTGCAGGGGCTGGGCCGGCTCGATCTTACCATGGGCATTGAATCTCCACTTGTGCTTGCCGAAAATGAATTCCGGCAGCATCTCAAGTTCTTCCCTGTATTTCTGGGCAAAGGCTTCGGCACTCTGAAGGTTCCAGTATTCGAGCAGTTTCAGGTCGGAGACCGAGCTAATCTTATGCAGTTGCAGGTATTTGCCCTTGGCGTCTTTTTCATTGATCGCATGTTCAGTGTCCTGGTAAAGTTCTCTTTCATTTAGCTTAAGGGTGCCGTTCAGCAGGTCATCAATTCCTTTTTCCTTCCTGTCGTTGGCGATAACATGGGCAAAGTAGATTTCCAGGTAGATGCCCAGGTTGACAAAAGTCTTAAAGTAGTCACGGAAATTCCGGACGGCAAAATAAAATGACAGCGGCCGGCTGTCCACCCGCTGGGACGCTTTCAGTTCACTTGACAGCTGGTCCCAGTCAGCATCCAGGACGAAGATCACTTCTTCCACATGGCAGGCCTGGACGATGAGTTGAAGTTCATAAGGCAGTTTCCCCTGGTAGCCTATGTTCTGGATGCCCATGATCCCCACGCTGGGAAGCCCGTGCTTGCATGCCTTCAGGGCTTTCTTTTCGCCCTCCTGGATATAAAGCCGCTTGATCACCCGGCGGTCTTTATAGATCCTGCGGATCTCCTCCGGAATAAAAAGATGGGATCCGGAGCCGGCAGGACTCTGGTATTTCATTGGACGGCCGTGCTTGTCACGATGCAGGTCAGGGTTCTGGTAACGGACCCTGAACAAGTGTTCCGAACGGCTGGACTTGGGTTTGATGAAAGTGACCGGCTTGCCATCCAGATCATAATACCATATTATCATGTCGTCCCCGCTGGTCAGCCTGCCGTATTCGTCCCGGGTGCCGGCTTCGAAAGTATCAACAACTTTGACCGTATCACCATCAACCCGGACTGTTGCTTTTTGATCGGTTTCATCAAGTCCGGACGAGGCTAGCTGTACATCACGGAAGGTCAGGGGCTTCTCATTGTTTTTTACCTGGGGGCCCCGCGGTCTTGTTTGTTCGATAGAAATACAATATTTATTGGCTAACCATTCCAGGGCTTCGGGGTAGTTCATTCCCTGTTGCTGGGTCAGAAAGTCGACGGGTGATTTACCACCATAGTCGCAGGAAAAGCACTTGTAAATTCCTTTTGACGGTGTAATGATGAGACCTTTGCCTTTTCCTGACTTGCCACAGCCGGGACAGGTCGTGTATAAGGACTTCCCATTCCCGGAGAGGGTCTGGAAACTGCCGATGACTTCTTCTATTTTGGAGGCGGAAAGGATAGCCTGTACAGTTTCCTTCGGGACCATATGATGGGGTTTAGTTGATAAGTGATTCTAATTGGTTCAGTTGCCTGGCAAAGGCTTTATCCGTCTCGATGAGGTTTCTCACCATGCGGATGCCGTGACGTATGGTATTGTAATCCTTCCGGTACCGGCGGGCGACCTCGTTGATCGTAAGCTTGTGGACCTTACGGTACAGGTACCAGGTAACATGACGGGGCAATACAAATTCACGCTTGATGGACGCCTTGTTGATGTCTTCGGGCGTTTTCCCGAAAAAGCAGGCTACTGTGAACTCCACATTAAATAGTATGCCCGGTCGTGTCCAGTACGTCATGGCTTTTTCTTTATACCAGTTCAACGCAGGCAGTCCGGAGACTGCCTGCATTGGTGTTGAACATGGCTGCTTGCATCTTAAAGTTTCTTGAGCTCTGAATGTATCTGCTCGATATCAGACAGAAAAAGGGTCTTCTCGGCCGGAGGCCAGGATTGTACCTCACGGAGCATATTGTCCATGGCCGTCTGCAACACGATCACCTGGCGTTCAGTCAGGTGACGGATCGACAACAGGAGGCGTTCGGGATTGTCGGTATGTACTTCAATGTAACACAT